GGAAATCGCTCGGTGGGTGGAAACCCAGCCCGAGCAGATTCGAGCGATGTTCCCCGGTCGAGGCCTGCAAGACAGCTCGACCATTCTCAAGCTCTTCTATGCCGACAAGGGTGTGGCGATGCCCAATAAGGGCGCAGGCGCGACGAGCGACAGGCTTCGAGCGGCGAGCGGTATCCCGCCGCGGACCGTGACCCGACCGGTCGTCAACAAAGACGACTTTGAGGGGGCCTTTGCGGAGTTCGTCGCACAGGGAAAACGCTGACATTCAAGGTGATCTGACGTGGCAAATACCTACGGCGATATCTCGCCCCGAACCGCGGCCTACGCCGCAAAGACAATGCTGGAGCGCGCGCTCCCGCAGCTGTGCATGGCCAAGTTTGGCCAGCAGCAACCCATCCCCCGGAACGCGACTCGCGTGGTCAAGTTCCGCCGGTACAACGCCTTCACGCCGAACACGACTCCGCTGGTGGAGGGCGTCACTCCGAGTCCTGACAACATCAGCTCGACCGACGTGACCGCCACGCTGCAGCAGTACGGCCGGCGCACCATGATCACGGACGTGATTGAGGACACCCACGAGGACCCCGTGCTCAACGAGTACGCGGAAATCATGGGCGAGTTGGCCGGGCAGACGATGGAGCTGGTGATCTACAACGCGATCCGCGCTGGCACCAATGTCATCTACGGCAACGGCTCGGCCCGCAGCGACGTGAACACCGCCCTGACCGGCACCAACGGCGCGAACACTTTGGCTCGTGCGATCCGCCAGCTGAAGCGGCAGAACGCGAAGTACATCTCCAAAATGCTTTCGGGCACCGACAAGGTTGGGACGACTCCGGTTCGCCCGGCGTTCGTGGCCTTCTGTCACCCCGACCTGCAAAACGATCTGGAGGGCCTGCCCGGCTTCAAGACGCCGGCCGAGTACGGCACCTACAGCGTGCTGGCCGAGAACGAGATGGGCTCGTGGCGCGAGATTCGCTTCCTGAGCTCAACGCTCTACACGCCGTTCTTGGCGGCTGGTGGCAGTTCTTCGACGATGCTGCACAACGGCACGGCGCCCAGCGGCTCGCAGCCTGCGGACGTGTACCCGGTCATCATCTGCGGCAAGGACGCCTATGCCACGGTGTCGCTTGCTGGGCCGACGGCCGTCGCGCCCATCGTCGTCAACCCCAAGCCCAGCGACAGCGACCCGCTGGCTCAGCGCGGCCATGTTGGCTTCAAGATGTACGGCACGGCTGTCATCCTGAACGACGCATGGATGGTCCGCGTCGAGACCGCAGTCACGGCGTAATCCAAGAAGGAGCATCAACATGAGTGACCTTTCCAAGGTTCAAGACGCCATCCTGCGGTCCCTGCTGGGGAACCGTAGCTACGGCAAGGGCAACCTTGCCATCGGCGCTACGCCTTCGGCCATCACCTCGACGGCCGCTGTGCCGTACAGCATCGGCGGCGTCATGTACAGCCGCGCCGCGTTCACCAACCAAGCGCTTGTGAGTGGCGGCGAGCCGTTCCGCGTCCAGCCCCCGAACACCACCGTTTACTACTCGGTCGGTGTTGATGCGGCTGGCAACGTGAACGTAGTGCAAGGCCGCTTTGAGGGTGAGCGCTTCATCAGCCCGACCGGCATGAGCGTGGTGGGCGACGGCACTGTGCCGCCGCTGCCCGCGACACATGCGCCGATTGGCCTGCTGAAGGTGGTGACAGGTGCGGCGTCGTTCACGCCGGGCACCACGAACCTGAACGCGGCTGGCGTTACGACCACGATCTGGGATGTGAGCGCTCTGCCGGTCAACGACAAGCCGTAAGCCAGCTTGGCTGAGGCAATCGCGACGGGGGCTTCGGTCCCCGTCTTTCTATCGCAGGAGAGAGTCATGGCGGAAGCGGCAACGAAGCCGAAGGGCGAGAAGCTCTACATCATCAACATCGGCTTGGGCAACGACAACGAGCCGGTCAAGCAGTTCGTCGGCGCCAATGGGCGGGACTTCCTCATCGAGCGCGGAAAGGACGTGAAAGTGCCCAAAGAGGTGCTTGATATCCTTGACAACGCGGTCATGGGGGTTCCAGAAGTTGACCCGATGGACAATACCAAGACCATTGTTGTCGAGCGCAAGCGCTTCCCGTACACCATCGTCGGCGTCGTCGAGTGAACCTGCTTCAGCTTTGCGCCCGGACCAAGGTTGAGTCGGGCCGGTCTGGGCCGCCAATCACCAGCCTCAATGTGGGCGGCGATGACGCGCGCATCGTGAACTGGGTTCGAGATGCGTGGGTGGAACTGCAACGGCGCCCAACGAGGTGGGCGTGGATGCGCAAGGAGTTGACGGGAACCCTGACGATTGGCCAGCGCTCATACGCCGCGGACGAACTTGACATTCAGGCGACGGACTTCAAGGACTGGTTTCCTCCGGCCGAGGACGAGTACGAGGTGACGGCCGACGGGACACCGCTGGTGTACGTCCCTTGGGAGAAGTACCGAGTAGCATTTGACATCGGGCAGCACGAACCCGGCCCGCCGGTGTTTTACTCCATCTCCCCGGACAAGCGAATCCACTTTGGCCCGACCCCAGACCGAGAGGCGGTGATCCGCGCCAGCTACTACAAGCAACCCACTGAGCTTGTGGAGCCGGGAGACGAGCCGGACATGCCGGCCGAATTTCACATGATCCTCGTCTGGCGCGCGCTCATGGAGCTGGCCAGCTTTGACGCAGCGCCGGAGGTCTATAGCCGGGCGCTGATGAACTTCAACAACTTGGAAAACGACCTTTTCAGCGACCAAGGCCCGAAGGTCAGGTTCAAGAGGGTTCGGCTTTGATATGCAACGTCTACCACAGCTGCCAAGGGTTGATGTCAAGCCGGAGCAGGTTCGGCTCGGCGGTGGGCTTGATTTAATCAGTCCGCCCGGCTTGGCGGCGCCCGGAACGTGCCGCTTCGCCTTCAACTACGAGGCGGAGTTCGGCGGCGGGTACAGGCGCATCGGAGGGTTTGAGCGGTACGATGGCCAGCCTCGGCCGAGCCTCGCTGAATACGTCGTGCTGGAGGCCGAAGACGGCTTCACGGGCCTGACGCCGGGCGCCCAAGTTGAGGGCGAGGTCAGCGGCGCCTCGGGGAAAATCATCTGGGTCAGCCCGGACGGCCTGCGGATCGCCTTGACCCGTCTGAGCCCGGGTTTGTCCTTTGAGGACGGCGAGAACGTGATGCTGGCCGACACGCCGCGGGGGCTGATCACCAATGCGGCCCCGGTCATTGACCCGTTCCTCGACAACGAACTCGCCTACCTTGCGGCCGAGGAATACCGGCAGTTCATCCAGCGCCCCCCGGGCAACGGCCCCATCCGAGGCGTTGCGATCCTGAACAACCAAGTTTTCGCGTGGCGCGATGACGGCGCTGCGATGAAGCTGTGGAAGGCCACTCCCACGGGCTGGTCTCAGGTGGACCTGAGGTATGTCGTCCAGTTTGAGCAAGGGACAGGTGAGTACCTTGATGGGGGCACGCTCACGCAGGCTGGCGTCAGCGCCATCATCCGTCGTGTGGTGGTTCAGTCCGGCGACTGGAGCACCAATGATGCAGAGGGGTACTTCGTCATCGACGAGCCGATTGGCGGCAACTTCAGCGCTGGCGTGGCCGCCGGAACCGGCGCATGCACCCTGACGGGGCCGCAGGTGCAGAACTCGCTTTTGGCGGGAGGGCGCGTTGAGGCGGTGGTCCACAATTTCACCGGCCTGACCTCGACCAGAAGGCTGTACGGCTGCGACGGCGTGAACTTCGAGTTCGAGTTCGACGGCGACGTGTGGGTGCCGATCATTACCGGCATGGGAACCCAGCGGGCCAAGCACGTCTTCGTCCACAAGAATCACCTGTTCTATGCCTACGGCCCGAGTCTGCAGCACAGCGGCATTGCCGAGCCATACAAGTGGCTGCCCCTGTTCGGAGCCGGAGAGCTGACCACCGGCGACGAGATCACCAACCTCATCAACATCGCTGGTTCCGAGTCCAATGCAGCCCTGATGGTCACATGCCGGGATAGCGTGTGGGTGTTGTACGGCGACGACGCTGAGAGTTGGAGCTTCAAGCGCATCTCCGATGAGGCGGGCGCTCAGCCGTATGGCGGGCTCAACATGCTCGGGCCGATTTGCTTTGACAGGGAAGGCTTCAGCCGATACAGCCCGACCGACACCTTCGGGAACTTCACCTTTGAGTCCGCCTCCCGCGCCATTGAGCCTCTTGTGCGCAACTCCGTTGTGTCGTGCTCAGTGCTTGTGAAGGGGCGCTCAAAGATGCGGTGCTTCTTTGCGGACGGGCTTGGCATCTCTGGCTCGCCCATGAAGGGCGGCGTGGCGTGGATGCCGTTTGACTACGGGCGCATCATCACCGTGGCGTTTGGGGCCGAGATTGACGGCGTCTACCGCGTTTTCATGGGAGACGAGGACGGCTGGGTGCTGGAAGCCGACGTGGGCAGGAGCTTTGACGGCGCCCCCATCCGGGCGGGCCTGCGCCTGTCAAGCCAGAACCAGAGGTCCAACGTCACGGAGAAGCAGTACCGGCATCTATTCCTGCAGACAGAGGCGAGCAGCGCATACGGCTTGGCTGTCGGCGCCGAGTACTCGGACTCTAACGCCGAGAGCGCCAACATCACGCCGCTGTCAATGATCACCTTCCAACGCCAACTTGGCGATGGGCTGTTCTGGGACTTCAGTTCGTGGGACCAAGCCTACTGGGACGGCTCCGCGACTGGTGAGGTCACGTATGAAATCAACGGCAAGGGCAAGTCAATCTCGCTCTTGTTCTCGTCGGATTCAAACAAGGAGTTGCCGCACACCCTCAAGACGGCGACCATCATTTACACGCCTCGAAGGATTGGCAGATGAGCGAACCGACCAACCCGTACTACCAGAGGCGGTTTGACGCGACAGGCGGGCAGATCGCTCGCGCCCAGCAGATGGTGCAGGAGTTCCGCTTGATCCAGCGCGGCTTCGACCTCATCGGCTTGCAGAACTCCGTCGTCAAGTACCAAGTGTCCGCAAGCGACTTGGTGAGTCCGCTCGTGCAGAGGCCCGGCGTCACCTACTTCAGGACAACCGATGCCTTCAGGCTGATCGAGGTCAGAGCGTCGCTGCTTCAGGCAAGCGACGAAGGAGCCGTCCGGGTTGGCCTGATCATCAATGGCTTCAACGCGCTCTTTGGCGCCTTGCAGATTGACGCAGGGCAGAAGACGAGCCTGTCTTCTGCCGTGCGGCCGACCATCGCGTTCCAGAACGTGCCGGATGATTCCGAGGTTGTGATCGACATTCTCACCGCAGGGACCAACGCGAAGGGCCTCATCGTGTCGTTGATCGGCGTGAGGACGGGATCGCTGCCGGAGCTGCTGCCGTGAGCTCGCTGTCTGGCAACGGGTTCGACTTCCTGATCGACCCCTTCCGGTTCGGCGGGATGGATGGTTCCGCGACGAGCCCGCCGTACCCGGTCTTGGCGGAAGAGGAGTTCCAAGCCCGAGTGGAGGGCGCATTCGATACGAGGATTCTGCAGAACATCGAAGAGTTCACCACCGCTTCTGTGGCGCTTGAGGGGTCAATCAGAAACACGCTTCTGCGGTACACCGAGGGCCCGGAAAGCCTTGACTCTGCAGTGGCAGTGGCCTTGGGCGGACAGATTCAGGCCATCCTCCGGGTGTACTCCGATGGCCCTGAAAGCCTTGACGCAAGCATGGCGCGTGCGCTCAGTGGCCAGCTCAATAGAATCCTCATTGAGAACACGATGGAGACGGACAGCATTGACGGCGTTATGGCGGTTGCGCTTGGAGGGGCTTTGCAGTGACACGATACAACCGAATCAAAGAGCTGCACGTTGAGCTGCCGCAGATGCTTGCGACCGTTGAGGGCCGCATCAGGATGGTGGCGACCAAGCTGGATGGGTCGCAGCGCACGCTGGCGGACTTTCGCAACCTGATCACTGATGCCGGCCTGAACAGGATGGGCATCGGGCAGTTCAGGAACACGTGCGTGGTTGGCACTGGCTCAAACGCCCCAAGCGTTTCGGACTCCCAGCTGCAGACGACGCGCGCAAGGACATCTGCGAACGCCCCGAACATCCCGGGCGCAACAGCGCAATCCTCGCCGCCGTACTTCGCGCAAACGAGCACCGGTTTCCGGTTCTCGGTCGGCTCTGCGTCTGGCAACCTGACGGAGGTTGGCATTGGATGGAGCACTGGGTCTGGGCTGAATGACTACCAGCTGTGGTCTCGGGCGCTCATCAAGGATGAGAACGGGAACCCGACAACGGTCACCGTGCTTGGCGACGAGGTGCTGGACATCTACTACAGCATGCGGATTTACCCGCCCACCTTGGATGAGACGTACCAGATCAACATCGGCGGGGAGACCTACAACTGCATCTCGCGAGCCGCGTCGGTCACGAGCACCCTTCACTGGGGCGTGCCAAATGAAAGAGTGCTGTTCACCAGCCTCCCCGGCGGAGTTGGTGTGACCACCACCAACGGCCTCATTGGCGCCATCACGGGGTCTCCATCGGGGAACTCGGTTTCGTTTTCAAGTAGCGCGTCTATCACCAATCTTGGCTACGTGAACAACTCCCTGCAGCAGGACGCGACGTTCAATTGGGGGCTCGATCAGGGCAACCTGCCGGGCGGCATCAGGTCCGTGCACTACCAGACATTGGTGGGCGCGTACCAGACGCAGTTCACGAGAACCACGCCAAGAGACGATGGGACGACGACCATCGACAAGGACAACACCAAGGTGCTCAGCATCGGGTTCCGGGTGGGCTGGGGGCGTCGCCCATGATTCCAGAAGCTCGCCTTTCGTCGCAGGCCGTGATCGCGCCTTTCTCTGTTGGCGACGACTTGAGTGCAACGCGCACGCAGGACTATGAGCGCGGCGGTGTGGCGCTTGGCGACCCAACGCAGGGCCTGAACGTTGCGACGTGGGAGTTGCGAGTCACGGGTCGCGATGTCCGCATCAGGAAGCTGCCGAGCGGGCAGTTCTCGACGCTCTTCAGCCAGCCCGGCATCACAGACGTGCGGCTGGCGTTCGACCAGAACATGAGCCCGGTCGTGGCCTACAACATCAACGGGCTCTGGCGTCTGCGCTGGTTCGACCCGAGGCCCGCCGTCAACGCTTTCGTTATCACGCCCCTGCCGGGCGCAAGGGATGTTTGCGTCGCGCTGGACGACAAACGGCCCGGCCAGCGCGACTTCAGCGATGTCCTGATCTTCTACCTCAAGGACCCGCCAGCGCAGCAGCCGCAGCACCTCTACATGCGAGCGCAGCGGGATAGGTACGGTGTCGAGTACACGCTGGGCAGTCTGCGGCCGGGCACAACGGCGCTCTACAAGGCTGGCATGGCCGTCAACGGCCGCATGCGCTTTGCAACCTTCGGGTTGTACGCCCCGGTCCCGGAGCCGCGCCGCGAGGTTCCGCCGTACCCGCCCGGCGTTCAAGTCGACGCTGGTGTCGTGCTCGACTTCAGGCGAGCGTCGCGCCAGTATGTGGGCAGCACGGGGTACGCCGTGCTGCCGTTTCAGTTTGAGTTGTACAAGGCCCCCACCTCTGAAAGATTGCCATGAGCAGAATTCGCTTTTACCACTCCGGGATGACAGGCGCACCATCGCTGGTCTGGAACAACAACTCCTCGGTTCGAGCGCTTCTGAAAGCGTGCTTGGTGGACGGATTCGGCTCGCAAGACCCGGCCGGATGGACGGAGGTGTTCACGGGAACAAGCGGGACAAGGGGCGTCTCTGTGTTCCGGTCGCCAATCTCCGGCGCCCCATTCTTGCAGGTCTCTGAAGACAACGTTTCCAACAACGCCGAGATCAGGTTCCGCGCTTTTGGGGACATGACAGACGCGCTCACTGGCACCGGACCATTCCCTAGCAACGCGCAGGAGGCGAATGGACTGCGCATGTGGAAGAACTCAAATTCACCGGCGTCGCCAAGAGCGTGGTATCTGCTCGCATCCACAGAGATGGTGTTTTTTGTCGCCTCACTCAACAATTCAGCATTAGATTTTGTGACGACAAAGTCTGGCATTGGCAATTTTACTGGCACAAATCATTCTGGGTCAATGCTCTTTGGTAGGTTTAACCCATCTCTAGCATCTGATACGTATAACTGGATACTTCTTGGCGGAAAGAACAACTGGTTTGACAACCCGCTGCAGCTCAACTATAGGAGCGGCTCTTATGTCTGGAGAAACTACATGTCAGACGCTGGAGTTGGCTCGACCATTATTGGAGTAACTGGCGGCGGCATCGTGGCAGACAGTAATACTGGGTCTTCTGATTGGCCTTCTTATCCATCGCCAATTACTCAGGGCATTGTGCTTGGCCCATCGCCGCTGTTGATGGAGCGCGTCTCAGGAACAAGAGAGGATATTCGCGGGTCAATACGCGGATTTAGGCGGATTCTCACCGATATGATTGCGCCAGTTGACAGGCGGTTTGACACATTTGAGGGCACCGGCTCCCTGAGCGGGAGGACGTTCATGATCATCCCAGCCCCGGGATCGTCCGGCTCCTCAGCTGCGTGCGCAATTGAACTGACTGATACGTCTAACTGCTGGAGCGGAATCGGGTCATGAGCGCGTTTCTTGGGGCCGTTGGTTTTGAGGGTCACACGAGTCACGGACTACTCGCAATCGGCGGGGGCTCGACGTGGTGGTGGTCGGATGGCTACGAGGGCTTTTCGCCGCTTTTTGACACGTGGCTTCGCAACGGAGATTCAGGCCAGACGGCTGGCGAGGC